AAAGTCTATTATGAAAACTAACTAAATACAAAGTTATTAAAATAAATTGAATATTTGCCTTTATTCGATAAATGTATTTTTGATGGGAAATTTTCGCGGTTTGGAACTATAAAAAAACCATCCATTTGTTCAACATAAATTGCGTAATAATCTACATCGGTTAAACTGTATTTACCTTTTTTTCCGTATGATGAAATTGATGCTTCGTATTGATCGCCATATTTTCGTTTTCTCGATGTGTATTTGACTTGTATCTTAAATAAACGATTGCCATTATCAATAATTAAATCATACGGTGATGAATTTAATAATGGAAATGATGGAACGAATCCTTGTTTAATACACCGTGTTGCAAATTCATATTCTGCAAAACACCCCTTATGATTTATGTCGATCACAAATGTAAAGGTATAAAAAAACGCCCTAATCAATTTTAAGGCGTTTTAAACGATGTGAATGGTATTTCACATTTGATGGTTCTTGTGGCATTCATCCGAACAATATTCCGATTTGGAATATGTGGCGCACGTAGGACAACGATATAAATATTCACCGGTTGGTTTTAATTCGGCATAATATTCATCTAACGGATCGATTGTTGTTTGCATTGTACATAATGATTGAAAGGGTTAAACAAATAATTGTATCGGTTATTGTATTTAAAATAAAATACATTCTAAATCCCCACAACAAAAACAATGTTGCAAGGATTAGGTTCAAATTGCGTTTTTTACTATTCATAACGAACGATAATTTAAAATACGATTACTCGTACCGCTTGAATTATAAAATACGCCACAACGGCTTTAAAAAGGATTTTAACGCCAATTCTTGAAAGTTTATCAAAAGTTTCCATAATGTTCATTTACGATTTGTTCAATTAATGTTTTTTCGGTTGATCTTGAAATGATGTTGGTAACATCGTATTCGCCAATAAAAAATTGGAAATCTGCAAATTCATCTTCATCACGCGGATCGGAACTAAATTTTCTAAATGGTGCGATGTACGTGTATTTAACACGGTAATCAATATCATCGACTGATATAAATTCATCGCAACTTTCATATTTTGCCATAATCGTTAGTTTAAATGGCGGGTTGCCCCGCCGTTAGTTATTTTACATTAATAATTTCATTTGTGTTGCGATCCCATATTTTATAAACCAATTCAGAATTTACATTAACCAAGCATTCCATACTTAATTTAGTATTTAATGAATCTGAATATGTAGATTCTAGCTGATTTTGGTTTTGATCTAATATGTAATGTAAATATCGCATTTCCTTGTTGTTTTTGTTTTACACTTCAAAGATAAACTTTATTTTGATTCCACCAAAATATTTTTTGGAAAAAAAAGAATTTTTTTGATAACACCGCATAAAAAAAGGCGATCAAATTAATGACCGCCCTTCCACAATTAGCATTTAAACTAAATCATAAACAATGATTATACTGTTTCTAATGCAGCTTTTGCAGTTGCGAATGATCCGCTTACAAACGCTAATGGCGCGTAATTAGATAATGCGATTCTTTCAGCAACACGAACAGTAACAAAACCATCACGTACGTTTGTTCCATCTTCACGGTGGAATGATACGCTTAAGTTTTCACGTGTCCACAATTGTGATCCCATTCCAAAGTTACCAACAAGGAAAGTACCCGCAGCGATTGCAGTATTCACGATTACTGGCACACCATTGAATGATGGCGCAATACCACTATAAACCGCTTCTTTGATGTAATTAGTTGTTGAATCTTTTAATAATAAGATTTTTGTGAAATCGGTTGGATTCAACATAATGTAATCAGCTTGGTAGTTAGATAACGCCAATTGATTTAAAGAAACCGCCAATACATCAAATTCGTTAGCTGAATCAATTCCTAATGCAAATGATCCCGCAGCGAATGCAGTTGAATCGGTGATAATACCACTTAAATTTGGCGCGGTACCGTTACCATTAAGGATTTGATCATCTTCTTCGGACATTAATTTTTCAGCCGCACGTGTTGAAATGTAAGATGCTAATGCTGGGGTATCAGAAAGCATTTCTTCTGAAACGCGGAAATACGCACCAATTTTTCTTACGTTAGCATCGTATGCAGTTAAATCGAAATCTGATTGCCCTAATGTTGCACCTTCGGCTTTAGCCGCAGAACCATCAGCGTATCCGCTTTCTTTTACGTAACGAACTACATCTGATGATGTTGATCCGATTGGTAAAATAGATCTTACGTGTACTGATCTTGATGGATCGTATTTGATACCGGCAACTCTATCAGCCGCGATCACTTCACCGGTGAAATCAGCCGCACCAGTCATATCCGCTTTAATTTCGAATTGCGCACCGTTTGAATTTCCTTTAATTAAAGATTCTAACGCACCGCCTTTTACAACTTCGATTAATGAACTTTTGAATGATTTAGGTTGTGATGCTTCAAAATGTTTTTTGTTAGCCACTTCCATTGCATCCATTCTCGCGTTGAACTCGTTAGTAAGGTTTTTAATTTCAGATTTTAATGTTTCATCTGCCTTACCTAATGCATTCGTTTCAGCTTGTAGAGCTGCTTTTTCTAATTTTGCATCAATTACATTTGCTAATTGATCCAATTGTTGTTTTTGATCTTCCATTTTATTTATTGGATTATTTTAATTTATTGATTAAATATGAATATACATCAAAATCATTCTTTTCTTCCGGCAATGTGGATTCTTTAACTTCCGGCATTGTGGCATTGATGAACAATGATTTTAATTTTAATACTTCCGCTTCTAATGCATACGCCATATCATCACTAATTTCACCCTTTCGGATTAATTTGGCGATGTTGTCGTATCTTTTATATAAATCATCGATGTTGGTTTGACCTTTTACATCTAATATTTTCGCTTGATCATTAGCCGCTAATGTAACCGCGCTAATTTCAAAAAGTTTTACTTCACGGATTTCACGAAATCCATCTTTTTGTTCACGTTGTATTGGTAAAATTCCAACACTATTTTCGGTGATCACTCCCGCCTTCATCAATTCGATGACATCTTTTCCTAATTGCGTTTTTGGTATTTCCGCCACAAAAACCAAACCTTTTTCATCTTCATACAATTCACGCATTTTTCCGATTGGTTGGTTCATATTGTGTTGGTACAAATACTTTACACGTTCACCGTTTTCTTTAATTGTTTTTTGATATGCACCTTTACGGATAATATCCATATCCGAATCCTTGTTATCGAAATAAGATCCGTAACCTTTTACGATTCCGTTTTTTTCATCGACATCCGCCAATTCAGATAATGGTGCTGCTTTATATAAAAATTCCATATTGTATATTTTCCCCAAAATTAATAAAAATTATTTTATAATGTCATCGGATCCGGTTTTGGCGTATATGCCACCGAACAACGGCAATTAATTCGATTAGCACCGTTTCCTTCACCCGCACGATTTAAATATTCACCACCCACCAAAAATTTTTCATTGGCGTTTACAACTTGACCATTAACCGCACCATGCCATTCACGTTCACGACCATCCAACGATGTGATCCAAGTTTTTTCAAGTTGTTCCGGCGGAAACATTGTTAATGCGGATTGTTCCGTTGCATAATTAGCCGCCGTTGTTGTTTCGGTTCTAACAATACGTTTTGATTGCCATTCAGCGATTGATTTAAAACGATTGTTTAATATTCGCGCTTTTTCTTTAATTCCTAATCCTTGTATTTCGGGATCGTTCAACAATGCACGTGTTAATGATTTTAGTTGTTTTAACGCCGTTCCTTGTACTAAACGAATTTGTGTTGCGGAATACTGGATTCCGTAGTTTTGGAATATTTGTTCCCAAATCGGAATATAATCACCAATCTTTGTTCCTAATCGCGCCTTTTTTAAATATGATGTATGATTGTTGAAATACCATTTTGCGAAATGCATCCCGATACCAACATACATATCGACCATTAAATTCTGCATTGCATCATATCGAAACAATTCAAGATCATTAATAAATCCATTGTTCAATAACGAATCAATTCCCTTCTTGTATTGCGAATAATAATATCGTGATAATTTACCGATGTATTTCTTTTCGACAATTTGGCGTTGTCGTTCGTGATCATCGCGCCATTTATCAATATTCAAGTTTTGGGATTTTTGTTTTTTCTTATGATCAAACAAAGCCGTACAAACGGCAATCCTTTGATCCACGTTTGGGAACTCCAATTGAATTTCCGCATTGTTTATACACCTTGCGATAAATTCGCTTCCGCTTTCGTTTTGATTTGGTTTTGGTAACGGCATCCTTATCCATTCTTGTATGTTGCAATCTTTGTTTTTGTGATGTCGATTGATTTCTTTTGATCTTGTACGTTATCTTGTACGTTATCTTCTACATCTAACGGCGGAACTTCTGCAATTGGCATATCTTCATCGGAACTTATTGGAATTAAATTCGCGGGAATATAATACGAATCCATTTGCGGATTTTCTTCATCGATACCGTAATTCATTACATCACGTTTTTCGTTTGGTGTGATCCACCACGCCTTTGCAAGTTGATCAACAACTTTTTCAGTTTCTTCTTGCATTTCGGGGATCGCAGTAAAATCAAATTCAATAACAAGATTATCACCATATTTTGGAACCAACCAACGATTTAATTCATCGGATATTTTCATTAATTCGGGAATCACCGCATTTTGATACAATGCCTTTTTCGCCTCCTTCATATTGTTGTAGGTCGATGAATCGGTATTGTTTAATAATTGTACTGGAACGCCATAAACGTTACATAAATCTTTAATGGATGCATTGTATTGTTCGATCAATGATAAATCCGCAGCATTCAAACCAAAATTCAACCAACTTAATTTTTTTGGCGTAATTAATATATCACCAGCGTTGTTGGATCCTTGATGTTGTTTACGAAATTTATCCTTTAATTGTTGCGCTTGTACTTCATTTATATCACCTTCATCGGACATTAAAATACCACGTGCGGATTGGTTTTGTAAATATTTAACACCGGTTGTGATCGCCTCGTTGTTTGTTGTCATTGAACGGAACGCGGCACGTAATGGTGATTGCCCGTATAAATGCGATCCACTTCCATCGTAATATGGATTGAAATCTTTTATGTGGCAAATTTCCGATGCATTCATTTCGTACGTACCATTGTATTCCAAACGATATTTTGAAACCGGTTCCAGTATTCCATTTGAAATGATTTCCATCGCTTGTGATGGCATTACATACATTTCGGTAAACTTATTGGCGCGTGATCCCGTATCCGGTGCAATCCCGTAAATATATCCGTTACCGGTTAATTTTCTAAATGCGATTAATTCGGAAATGAATGATGAATATGATTGTGATGGATTCGGGTTTTCCAATATTTTATGTAAATCGGTGCCTTCAACTTCAATCAATGCGCTTTTGCGTAACAATTGCGCCTTGTATAATGTATTTGAATCTATATTACCGGACAACATTGATTTGTAACGTTTATATTGCGAATCACTTGTTTTTTGGTAAACGCTAAATGGTATTGTTGTTGCCGCTTTTGTTATGATGTTAATCAGCGAATAAACGGTTGCGTTTTTACGATACCCTTCGGAAATATAATTATCATCGTTTTCATTATTCCAAACAACTGAATTACCTATCCAATTGTAAATCGCGCGGTTGTATTGTTCCGCAGTATTAACCGCCGATTTTGTCAAAATATTTTTGAATCGATCAATGAATGTTGCCATCTAAATAAATTTTTATCAAAAGTACGAAATTTAAATAATAAAAAATTCGGT